AATGTACGACGCAAGGTCATTGATAAGCACTATGACTGGGGTCTTTACGTATATAAGAAGTCAAACGGAAAGTGGTTTACTGATGGAACTGGTTCTGTATTAAACATTCCCGCTGAAAAGGGTGACATCTCAAAGATTGCAGAACTTAAAAGGGTTGCGATATTTCATGGTGATGATGGACAAGGCACAGCCCACTTTGTTCCTGGACTAACCAGAATTTCTGAAGAAGAATATTCAGAACAAAAAGATAGAATGAGACAGGGTTTAATTCCAAATGTTAATGACTTAGGCGCAATTGCTGATGCACAGAAAACATTAAAAACACACGGAAGGGATGCATACGAAAGTGACTGATGATGATAACCTACAGTATGTTAGAGCAAGTCTAAATACTCAAGAACAAGAAGAAAGTCAATTTAAGGCAAGCGACCCATTTAATAAAAACTGGGAAGAATTAAAAGAGTATTCTGGTTTAGATCAAAACTTCCGTCGCCGTGTAGCAAGACAAGTAAGTAAAGCAATAACTCCAACTGAGGCATATCTAGACTCTGCAAATGCAACCCCATCTGGCGTAGACGCTGGATCAAAGGCTTTGAATCCTGGAACGGTATACAGAAATGGATACGGTCTATTTGACGTAATCACACCACCATACAACATGTATGAACTTGCAAACTTTTATGATACATCTTTTGCTAACCATGCAGCAATTGATGCAAAGGTAGAAAATATTGTAGGTCTTGGATATCGTTTTGATATTGCAGATAGAACTGCTCTTAGACTAGAAATGTCAGATGACGAGTCAGCAACCGAAAGAGCAAGAAATAGAATTGAAAGAGCCAAGATTGAGTTACGTGATTGGCTAGAAAACCTTAATGACGATGATAGTTTTACAAAAATCATGGAAAAAGTCTATACAGATGTTGAAGCAACTGGTAATGGATTTATTGAAGTTGGAAGAACCACTAAGGGTGAGATTGGCTATATTGGCCATATTCCAGCAACCACTGTTCGTGTTCGTAGACTTAATGATGGCTTCCTTCAGATTATTGGACAAGCGGTTGTTTACTTTAGAAACTTTGGGGCTAACAATCCAAACCCAGTAACAGCAGATTCAAGACCAAATGAAATTATTCATATAAAATCTTATTCTCCACTAAACACCTATTATGGAATTCCAGACATTGTTTCTGCAATGCAATCTTTAATTGGAGACCAACTAGCATCAAGATATAACATTGACTACTTTGAAAATAAGGCTGTGCCAAGATATATTATTACACTCAAGGGCGCAAAACTGTCTGGCGATGCCGAAGACAAAATGTTTAGATTCCTTCAGACTGGATTAAAATCTCAGTCTCACAGAACGTTATATATTCCACTTCCTGGTGATACAGATGGCAACAAGGTTGAATTCAATATGCAGCCTATTGAAAACGGCATTCAAGATGGATCATTTAAGGAATATCGTAAACAAAATCGTGATGATATTTTAATTGCTCACCAAGTACCTATTTCAAAACTAGGTGGGTCAGAGTCTGGTCTTGCAGCAGCACTCTCTCAAGATCGTACATTTAAAGAGCAGGTTGCACGTCCTGCACAGCACCATCTTGAAAAGGTTGTTAATAAGATCATTAAAGAAAAGACAGATGTTCTTGAACTTAAGTTTAATGAACTAACCCTTACAGATGAAATTGCTCAGTCTCAGATTATTGAAAGATATGTTAAGACTCAGGTAATGACTCCAAATGAGGCTCGTGAAGCACTTGATTTGCCACAGAGAAGAGATGGAGACACTCCATTTACAATGACTCCAAGACAGGCAACAGATGCTAGAGCAAACCTTTCTGGTAATCGTCAGCGGGATGCACAAAGAACTAACAACCAGTCAGATGGAGCAGCAACTCTTGATGGACGTAATCCTCAAGGAGAGGGTAGAGCGTCTCAATAGTTGAGAAATCTATTAAAACATTTGGTATAATGGATAACGATATGTTAATAAATAAAGCACACTGGACAACAGACAAAGATAGCGTCCGTCTGTCAATGCCTATTGGCAAGGTAGATATAGAACGCAGAATGGTCTCTGGTTTTGCAACTCTTGACAATATTGACAAGCAAGATGATATTGTTACAACTGAGGCAAGTCTTTTGGCATTTAAAAATTTCCGTGGGAATCTAAGAGAAATGCACCAACCTTCAGCGGTAGGAAAGATTGTCTCATTTAAAGAAGATAAGTATTTTGACCCTAATTCAAAGAAGTTTTATAGCGGAGTTTATGTATCTGCATACGTATCAAAGGGTGCACAAGATGCCTGGGAGAAAGTCCTAGATGGCACATATAGTGGTTTTTCTATTGGTGGAAATATTAAGTCTTGGGACGATGCATATAATGCAGAAATGGACAAGGCAATCCGTATTATTAAAGATTATGACCTTTACGAACTATCTCTTGTAGATAGCCCAGCAAACCAGTTTGCAAGCATTATTTCTGTTGAAAAGGTTAATGGACAGAATGTTATTTCTGGAGCATCAGTAGATGCAGTAATTGAAAATGTTTTTTACGATTCTGAAAACGGTATCGTATTAGTATCTGACTCAGAAACAGCAGAAAGCCCAGTCAGTGGCAAGAACATGGAAAACATTGGTTTTGTAGAAAAAAATGATAACGAAAAAGCAAACATGATAAAGTTCTTAGTTGATAGTGCTAAAGGCATTAGTACAATTAAGATTACAAAGGAGGTAAGTCAAATGACAGAAGCAACAGAAGTAGCAGTAGATGCTGCAGTTGAGAATGTTGAGATTACTCCAGAGGCACAGCCAGCAGAAGTAGAAACTCCTGCAGTCGTTGATGAAGCACCAGCAGAAGTTGCTGTTGAAAAGTCTGACGATGGTGGTGCAGTTCCTTCTGCTCCAGTAGTAGAAGAAGAGAGCATTGCTCCAGAAGTTGAAGCCGAACTTCCTGTAGCAAAGTCAGATGAGGCAATTGTAGATGCAGTTGCTGAAATCAAGAACTCTCTTACTAATGCCTTTGGCGATCTCGCTGCAACCATTAAGTCTCTTAATGAGAAGGTTGAAGCACTTAGCAAGTCCGTTGACAGTGTGTCTACAGAAGTAACACAAGTCAAGGGTCAGTTCAATGAGTTTGGAAAGAGAGTAGATGCCGTTGAGCAAGATACCGCTTTCCGCAAGTCTGGCGATCTAGGCGAGATCGTGCAGTTTGAGCCTGTAAAGGTTCAGAAATCCCTATGGGGCGGACGTTTCCTCAAAAATTCCGACCTATTTAATTAACAATATATTCACTAGGAGGTGAAATAATGTCAGAACAAGATAAAGATATAGCCAAGAACTATCCAGGTTCAGGTGGCGCAGGAGCAGAACTTAACTCCCAGGGCTCACTCGTATCAGGTGGTGTTGGTGGTGCTACAGGTCTAAACTCAGCAGCAGCGTCTGTTGGAGAACAACTTGGTAACACAGCAACAGCAAACTTCGGTGTCACAACTGGAGCAAATGCTGTAAACCCAACTGGAGTTGCAGGTGGTATTCTTGCACCAGAACAGGCTCGTCGCTTCATCGACTACGTGTGGGATGCAACAGTACTCGCCAAGGATGGTCGTAGAGTTACGATGCGTGCTAATACAATGGAAATCGAAAAGGTTAACGTTGGAGAGCGTGTTATTCGTGCAGCAGCACAGGGTAGCCCAAACTACACTAATGCTGGAGCAACATTTACAAAGGTAGAACTTACTACAAAGAAGATTCGTCTTGATTGGGAAGTTTCTACAGAATCACTAGAAGACAATATTGAAGGTGCAGCACTTGAAGATCATCTAGTTCGCTTGATGACAAATGCATTCGCAAACGATATTGAAGATCTTGCCATTAATGGTGATGGTCGCACAGGTGACTTCTTGTCAATCATGGAAGGTTTCGTAAACCAAGAGCGCTCAAGCGCAATCCGTGGAGCAACAGCAGCACACGAAGCAGTTGTTACTGTTTCAAATGATGCATGGACACCAGCAGTAATGCAGGAGATTGTTCTAGCAATGCCACGTAAGTATCGTGCAGTTAAGTCGAACCTAAAGTTCTACGCTGGTACAGATGCTTTCCAGGGTATTGTTGCAAACAACGGTACTCTTGCAGATGCAATTGCACAAGCATTCTCAACATCAGCAGGTCTTAACGGTACAGATGCACGTCGTGAGACATACCTAGATGGAAATGCACAGACAATTGGTGGAGCACGTACAACACGTGTTCTAGGAATTGATGTAATGGAAGTTCCTTACTACCCACAGGGCTTTGTCGACTTGACATTCCCATCAAACCGTGTATGGGGATTCCAGCGTGATATTACTGTAAACCGTGAATACAAGCCAAAGAAGGATACAATTGAATACACAGTATTCGTCCGCTTTGGTCTTCAATGGGAAGAACTAGATGCAGTTGCTTATGGCGACTCAGATAGCGTTTCTGAGTAATACTCATAAATAATTGAATGAGGAGGGCGGTGTAACAACTGCCCTCCTTCTTCACATTCTGGTATAATAACATAGGAGGATACAATTATGACAATTGAAGAATTAGTTGGAAAAACAGTTTTTGAGTTAAAGTCCTATGCCAAAAAGAATAATATTAATCTAGATGGAGCAACAACAAAATTACAAATTTTAGAGACAATAGGAAGTTTTATTCCAGATCCTAAAAAAGATGTTGTTGAACCAAGCAAAGTAAGTGAAAAAGTTGCATTATATTCAAGTAAAAATTTGCACTGGTTAAAAGTTGGACAATTAACACCAGGATATAATATTGTAACTAAAGAAGCCTCAGAAAAGTGGCTAACACGTAAGCAGGTACGCCTTGCAACACCTGAAGAATTAGCGAGTTATTACGGTAAATAATGGAAATACTACGTAGGCCACCATACCCATTATCTGTATCTTATACAGTACCAGAACCATCTACAGAATACATACTTGTAATTGAAGACCTACTAGAGCAAGTAGAATCAGAAATAATCCTTCAATCAAATCAAAACTCCGTAATAACATACGAACTAACTGGAGAATATACCCAGTACGATAAATCATACCCAGTCACAGTTTATGAAAGCATTACAGTTTCTGGAGTTCAAGATGTTCGTGGAGACATTGTAGTAGAAGATAATCTAGACATAGCAAGACCGTATGTTGATCCAGCAAATCTAGGAACAACTCCTACAGAAATAGCAGAATATACAGAACATGAAAAACTTGCAAGAGCAATAATTGATTCAGTTACTGATGGATTCTATTATAAGAGGTCTTA